CAGAAATACTATGATTAAATGACCCTAGCCGCGTCTAAGTCTATTTCAAGGGTAAAAGATGGGAACATATACGGTTGGTCAGGTTCCTACACCCTGTCCAGTTCAGCCGTCACTCTCCTTAGTTATACGAATCCTTCCTACTTTTACCTGACGCGGATCACCCTGGGCATAGACTGGAGCAGCATCTCAGTAGGTGAAGTTCTTTCATATTCGATCAATGTGGACGGCCAGGCATTATTTGTTGAAAAATTTGTTGTGAATGTTGATAATACTGGGGATCAACCCAAAATGTTTGAATTCATCATTCCCCCAAATTCAACAGTTAAGATCCAGGCAACAGAGAGCGCGAATAATGGATCTATCTCATGTATGCTAACAGGATATAGATTATGAAGAAAGAATTACCTCCGATCAACTGGGATATTATCACCCCCGAATTAATCAAAGTATTCACCCCATTTATCCAGGCTATTGCCTGGCTTGGATTATCTAAGATAGATCCGAAAGTCAATGCCATGAATAACCTGATCGCTATTGCGGAGGTGGTCCCTGCTGTAGATCTGAATTTACCCAGGGGAATAGTTTTAGCTGCAATGTATGACAAAACAACTGATGCCCTCAAAATGATGGCGGATCTATTAGATGTTTTGGAAGATATACCAGAAAACTTGAAAAACTTAATCAAGGATATGATCGATGAATCTAAAGAAGCAGTAACGGAGATCCTGGATCCAGTAACGGAGGCATCCCATGAGTTCCAAACTGCCCTGAGTGCTTGTAGAACTAACGCACAAAGTTACCTGGGTACTGGTCTCCGTTACCGTAGCCTGGGCGCGTTATGGATTGTATCATGTATGCAGCAAAAAGGATTTAAGATCGGTATTGATTATATCAAGGATAAATTATTCTAATGACAGATCAACAATTTCTCCTGGTCTGGATTCTTTCATTCTTTTTATATTTTACAATTTACACAATTTGGATCCCGCTAAAAACTCAAAAAAAAATAGAATCCTGGTTGAAGAGTTCTGAATCTGACGAAACCCTCCTAATGTCCCTGGATGTGATCACTAAAAAAATCAGGGAACAGATGTTAATTGATTTCGAGGAATTTATGCTTCCACAAGCGCGCGAGAGTTTTAAAAAATTCTGGATGGGGGCAATGGGAAATGCTGCGAAAGAATTGAAGGGATCTGAGGAGGGTTCTAATCTTTCTCTTTTGCATAATATCACCCAGGATCTATCAGGCCAACCCTGGTATGTTCAGGCCTTGGCTTCTAAAATGTTGCCGATGATCACTGACGCAGTCAAAACGCAACCAAAACGCCAAGCTGACGCTGTAGTACGCATGGGACTCGCTGAGGAACGCTAAGTAAAAGCCTCAGAAACACAGAATACCCCCTATTTCCACACTCAGAAAAGGAAAAGCTTAGTATATTATATATATTATTTAGTTAATTAATTAGTATAGTAGTAGGTACGCCGTCTTATTTTGGATTAAAAAAACCGTGTAGTATTAATATTACTTTCTATAATGGATAATATCATGGGTAATCTGGAGATTGGAGGGGTATTTTACTTAATTTGAATTAATATATCAATTAATTAATAGCCTGTTCTACACTGGGGTTATGTGAGTGACAAAAAACGGGTTGGCCGTCCTGAAAAAACGGATAGTGAAGGAAACACGATTATCACTAAGGTGGTAGGCGTGAATGCTCCAATTAAATTATTGGAGTTCCTGAAAGAGAATGGAGTAAACAGATCAGAACTATTCACTAAGGTTTGCTCTGATTATTATTTTGGTGTAATATGTCCTCTATGCTATGCTAAGTTAGAGACCACTATTGTAGGGGCACACTGTCCAGATTGTCAGTCCCTCCATTATGAACGCACCAGGGAAAGCAAAACGTTCTGGCGTAGCTTTAACGACTGTCCTGATTGTGGTGAATCCTATTCATACGAAAATATGTTCGCACAGACTAAGCAAGGTTTAGATGGATGCCAGGCATGTGGTGTAGTATGAATTGTGAATTCTGTGATAAAGTGCATCCAAGCATGCCACCAGGGTTTATTCTTAATGATGGATGGTGGCACATATGCACTAAATGTAAATCTTCCTGGTATAAAACTTTGCTAAAGAGGCACAATGAGTAATTACCAAAGGGAAGCGATCCTTAGATGTACCAGGTGTTTACATGAATGGAAGATCTACACCAAACCAACGCCCCTGGATCTATGTCCAAAGTGCGAAATATTTAACCCATCGTCTATTAATTAGAAAAGGGACGGCCCTTTAATTTAAGTAGCAACCCATATGTGGGTAGGATGTGCCTAAGCCTGGTCTCCCTAAGAAATACGCAAAGATGGGATTCAAGAAAGGATGGAGGGCCTTCAAGGCATCCAAACGCACCAGGCGATCCACCAGGAAAGGCGGCGTACGAAAGACAGCCCGTCGGGCATACGTTCGCAAAAATAATCCAAAAAGGAATAATATGAGAAAATCAATCCCCCATCCAAGTGTTACGGGTATGGCATCTGGACTCGCGATAGCAAGTTACCTAAACGCAGGCAAAGTCCTTAACGGAAAGTTCCAGGCCGAAGGTGTGATCAAGGATGTTACGGACGGTCAATTAGGCCAGGCATTCAGTACCCTCGCTGGTAATGCGATTAGTATGATCGGGACCGACATGGGACGTAAGACATTAGTTACTGCTGGACTGGTTGCGGCTGCTGGAGCATTCGCACGTCGGCAATTTCCACAACTAAAACTCGGAGGAAGTAAGCTATACTTTAGACTCTAAATGGTAACAACAATATCGAGAACTTTTGACAGCACGCCAACAGACAAGGAATACTTTTCCTTGACAGATAATATGAATTCCAGTAATCTGGGAAATATAATGGTGCCTGGATCTTCACAGAGGATTGTACGCGTGGATTGTGCCTTTGATGTATTTAACGCAAAAGGCGCCCAGGTTGTATGCCGACTATTAGGATCCGACTTTTCAGAACAGAACTTTACTATCTGGGGTATTGCTGGTGATAGTGCAGACGCAGCGTGCGCCCAGGGCTATCAGACCGTTCCAGTATCGTTTCCTATTGGCACTGCCAATAACATAGATCTACAGATTGCGATCCAGGTTAGTGGTGGCGGCAGTATGGCGGCTTCGTCTGGAACAGTTACTCTATATTTCGAATAGAACTGATGAATGGCTAAAAAACGGACAGCAACGTTCTTAGGTCCTCAATTAGGCCTTTCGATAGCTGGCAATCATGCCTACGCTTTTAGTGGAGAACAGACCCTTCCTAATACCACAGAAGTAACAATGTTGGATTTTGTATCACCTGAGCAAAATCTAAAGGCAAAGTTTGGTTTTGCGATGAATCTCACTAACCAGGGTGCTACTGATATACAGATGCAAATTTTATTTAATGGTCAAGTAGTGTTTAATCTATACGTGGCAGCAGCCATAGACCGTTACGGTAATGCTGGTCCTTTTCCTGATCCTACTATGATTATCCCCTCACAGACTAACGTCCAGGTAATTATGAGAAATGATGAAAACGTAGTTGTGACAGGTACTTGCTGGATAATGGCAGAAATACTATGATTAAATGACCCTAGCCGCGTCTAAGTCTATTTCAAGGGTAAAAGATGGGAACATATACGGTTGGTCAGGTTCCTACA